GCGTCTGGCGGCACGGCGGTGACCCCGGTCAAGCACGACACCAACTCGTCGGCGCTCGACGCTAACACCACTTGCGGCACCAACCGCACCGTGACGGGCAGCGACATCTTCCGTCGCTTCCTGTTCGTCAACGAGGAGCCTGTGGTGGCCGGTACGACGCAGGCCAACTGGCTGACGTTGGTGCCGTTCGCGGAGATTTGGAACGCCGGGTACGGCGACACCAACGTGGAGCCTGTGACCTGCCGCTCCGGCGAAGGCGTGCAGTTGTTCCACAGCGGTACCTCGGCGGTCGGCACGGCTGACCTTGAGATTGAGTTCACCGACGCTGCGAGTTAATCCATGCCTACCTTGCGCCATAAGACCTGCGGGCACGAATGGGAAGTGGCGCAGGAGTTGGCTGACCGTATCTCGCAAGACTTGAACGGCGGGGTTGGCGGGTACTCCCCGCCGATCACCTGCCCGTCGTGCAAGGTGCAGGGGCGTTACACGCGCTTTGAGGTCGTGACGGAGGCCCCGCCCGATGCCTGAGACGCTGTATTTCCGCATGAACGCCGTCGATGTGCGTCCGTTGGAGGATGGGCTGTTCGCCATCCTTAACAACGAGACTGTCGATGACCGGCGCTACTTCGAGTTGGTGTCGCTGCGCGTGTCGCCTGCTGCTCCCGTCAGCAACAACACGGCGGGCATCGGTCGGGCGGGGGCGCTGTCAATCAAGCGGATTACGGCAATTTCTGGCGGCGATGCGGCGGCGATTGTCAAGATGGACTCGGGCGATTCTTCCCTGCCGTCGCAGGTGTCCGTGGTCAACGACCCCGACAGCGTGACGGCAACGGATGTGTTCCGTCGCATCGCGGACGCCCCGGCGTATTCCAACACCATCGCCAACACGCAGTTCTCCAGCCGCACCTATGGCGGGTCGATGATGACCCACCAGAAGTCGCACATGGCCGACATCTGGCGCGGCGGTGAGAGTGCGGATGTTGAACCGATCATCTTGCGCGAAGGGGAGGGCATCGGCATCTTCCAAGACTCCTACGGCTCGCAGCACTCGATGCAGACTGCGGCGGTGGTGACGAACATCTCGACTGGCGCAACCTACATCTGCCGCTCGACCGACCTTTCGACAGACCGGCGTCTCAACGAGGCGAATTTTGCCATCTTCAACGGCACCGGGTCAGGCGTGGTGCTAGCCGTGAAACTCTGGGTGCTGCCGATGGACGGCGACGCCGTGCTGAACCCGTCGCTGCGTTTGTGCCGTATCTCGGGCATCGGACAGGGCGGCGACACGGTGACTCCCATCCTGCCCGACACCTCCAAGACCGCCCCCTCGGCGCTCGTGGTGAAGTCCGGCCCCCTGCAGCCGCGCATCTCGGGCGAGTGGCAGGCGGACTACTACGAGACGCACGGGTTGGCGTACCAAGGAGCGGGCGTTTCGCTTGCGGCGTGGAACCGGGCGCAGATTGACGCCGGAACGTTCAGCCGCACCCTGATGACCAATATCTTTCCGGCTATTGGCGAGGTGAAAATCGGGATGCAGCGGTCGGCGCTCGACAATGACCTTCTGTTCGACGCCAAGCCGGGGCAGGGCATTCTCATCAAGCCGGGTGACGGTCTCGCGCTCGTAAGCGGCACGACGGTTGCGGCCGGTGGCACGCAGGCACTAGGCTCGTCGAGCACCTTCATCAACTACGACATTCAGGCCGTGCTGCTGCACTACCCGCCGACGGTGAGCGGCACCTATCCCCCGGTCGGCGATGTCGATCAGGGCGTGCTGTACGGCCCGAACGGCAACGACTACACCGGCACGCTTGAACAGCCCATTCCTGCGGATGTAAAGCTCGGCGTCTCCTACGGCGCGAACGGCACCGAGTTCACCGGCACTTATTCGGGTGGCGGTGGCGGCAATACCTATTCCAAGTCCCGCGTTGTGAACAAGGGGTAAATCATGCTGAAGCAATCCACAGCGCGAAACCTGATGGTTTTTTTGACCGACTCGACCGACCATGTGACGGGCAAGACGGGCGCGACGCTGACCATTACGCTGTCCAAGAACGGCGCGGCTTTTGGCGCTGTCTCGCCTACGGTCACGGAGCGCGGGGACGGTTGGTATAGCCTTGCCTTGACCTCGGGCAACACCGACACGCTTGGCGATTTGGTGCTGCACATTACAGCCTCGGGTGCTGACCCCATCGACCTGCGCGAACAGGTGTTTGCCGCCCTCCCGGGTGATTCGGTCACGGTGTCGAGCATCGCCAACGATGCAATCACGGCTGCTGCGGTCGCGTCGAGCGCGGTAACTGAGATTCAGAGCGGCCTTGCCACTAGCGCCGATCTAACAGCGGTAAAGGCTAAGACGGACTCGCTGACCTTTACGGTTGCCAATCATGTCAATGCCAACATCCAGTATGTCAACGATGTGCAGGTGATTGGCACGGGTCAACCGGGCAACGAGTGGGGGCCTGTGTAAGTGCCTTTTGCCTACTCGACTTGGGGCGCGTCTTGGGGCGCGTCTTGGGCGGCTTCGTGGGGTAGCGGCGTAGTCCCGCCGATTGTTGTTGTCCCTGACACTCACGACGGCGACCGTAAGCGCAAGCGCAAGTTCCAAGAGGACGAGGAAGCCCGCGCAAGGCGTCGGAAGCAGATTCAGGACGCATACGAAATCCTTTTGGAAGGACGCCCCGAGGTGGTGGAGGCTATCGCCGCCCCCTTCGTAGATGCGCCCAAAACGCCCGGTATTGCGGTACAGACGCCTTCCGTAAATTGGGACGCGTTGCTTGATGACTTGGACGCCGCTGAACGGCTCTATGCGGCGTATCTGGAGTTGGATGACGAGGAGGTATTGTTGCTTTTATGAAACGCACCTACGTTTGGCAGGATGGCGAACTGGTCGAGCGGGTAAAGGGCAAGGGTGGGCAATACCACTACGTCCAACCCGATATCACCCCGTACAAGTCGATGCTTGACGGCAAGATGGTCACGTCCCGGTCGCAGCATCGCCGGATGTTGAAGGCTTACGGCTGCGTAGAGGTCGGGAACGAAGACCCGACCAAGCACTACCGCGCCCCTGAGATAAAGGACACCCGTAAAGAGCGGTTGATTGCACAGGTTCAGAGCATGACGCACGCCGAGGCTAATCGCATCCTCGACAGACTGCGTGACAATGCGCGATTCACCAATGATCCCCACAGGAGAAAGTGATGGAAGACACCCGGCGCGAGAAGTTGGCAGAGCAGTTTGAGGGCGTGGAAACCGTAGCGGAGTTGTCGGGCGAACAGCCTGAAGCCGTCGAAACGCCGCAGGCGCAGCGTGACGAGGCGGGGCGGTTTGCTCCGAAGACAAAGGCTGAACCCGCTGAACCCGTTGCGGAGCCTGCCGAGGAACCCGTATGGCGCAAGCCGCCTGCATCGTGGAAGAAGGATTATCACGAGTATTGGGCAAAGGCCGACCCGAAAATCCAAGAATACGCATGGCAGCGTGAGGAGCAGATGCGTAAAGGCGTCGAGCCGCTGCTGTCGAAGGCGCAGTTTGCCGACGAGATGAAGGAGGCCATTGCGCCTTACGAAACCACGATTGCCGGTCTTGGCATCAAGCCCGCGCAGGCAGTAAAGGCGCTGATGGAGGCGGACTATACCCTTCGCACGTCCTCGCCCGAGCAGCGGGTCGCGTACTTTCAGCAGTTGGCGGCGCAGTACGGGGTAAACCTCGGCGGTATGCAGCCCACCCCTGCGGCTGACCAGAACCTTTACGCGCTGCAGAACCAGTTGGCGCAAGTTCGCGGCGAGGTGCTGACGTGGAAGCAGCAGCAGGAACAGCAGCAGAACGCGGTTTTGCTGTCCGAGATCAACGACTTCGCTGCAAAGGCTGAACACTTTGAGGATGCGCGGCCCGTCATGGTCAACCTGCTGCAGAGCGGTTTGGCATCCACACTTGACGAAGCGTATGATAAGGCCATACGCCTAGACCCGGCGCTTTTTGAGCGAGTGCAGGCTGCACAACAGGCTGCAGAGCAAGCGAAGAAAGCCGCTGAGTTGAATCGTGCAGCGAAAGCGGCACGGGCGGCTGCGGTAAGCGTCAGAAGTTCCACACCCGGAACGAACACGGCTCCCAAAGCGCAAGATCGTCGGTCTATGTTGGCTGAAGCATTTGACGGCCTCGCAGACCGTGTTTAATCACTTGATACAGGAGTTTTAACATGGCATTTGCCAATTCCAGTATCAGCGATATCATTGCGACCAACATTCAGAGCCGGTCGGGTGAACTCGCTGACAACGTGACGAACAACAACGCGTTGCTTCGTCGCCTGAAGGAGCGCGGGAACGTCAAGACGTTCTCGGGCGGTAACGTCATCCTTCAGGAAATCATGTACAACGACAGCACCACCAACAACACGAATTCCTATTCGGGTTACGAGGTGCTGAACGTCGGTCAGAACTCGCCCATTTCGGCGGCGCAGTTCTCCATCACGCAGTACGCTGCGGCTGTGACCATCTCGGGTCTGGAGATGATCCAGAACTCGGGCAAGGAGGCCATCATCGACCTCCTCGACGGTCGTATGTCGGTTGCCGAGGCGCAGTTGGCGAACCGTATCTCGGGCGACCTGTACGGCGACGGCACGGGCAACTCGGGCAAGAACCTGACGGGTCTTGCTGCGGCTGTCCCCGACGCTCCGGGTTCGGGCACCTACGGCGGCATCGACCGTGGCACTTGGGCTTTCTGGCGCTCGGTCAAGTTCTCTGGCGTGACGGACGGCGGCGCTGCGGTGTCGGCTTCCAACATCCAGCAGTATATGGACTCGCTCGCCGTTCAGTTGGTGCGTGGCACCGATAAGCCTGACCTTATCGTGGCTGACAGCAACTACTACCGTCTGTACCTGCAGTCGTTGCAGGCCATCCAGCGTATCTCCAGCGAAGGCTCGGGCATGGCTGGCGCTGGCTTTGCCTCGCTCAAGTACTACGGCGCTGGCATGGCGTCTGACGTTGTGCTGGACGGTGGTATCGGTTCGTCCTCGTACAACGGCGGCACCGGCAACGCGAACCATATGTGGTTCCTCAACACCAAGTATCTGCACTTCCGTCCGCACAAGGATCGGAACTTTGTGCCGATTGGTGGTGAGCGCCAGTCCGTTAATCAGGATGCGGTTGTCAAACTGATTGGCTGGGCCGGTAACATGACCTCCTCGGGCCCGCAGTTCAGCGGCGTTCTGATCGCTTAAAGGAGCAACGAACATGAGTTTTGCAGTTACTCCGATTATCGGTACTTCGCTGCTCGACAAGGCAGATGTGAACCTCAACTCGGCTGGCACGGCTGTCCCGGTTATCGGGCCGCTTGGTCTGCAGGTTTGGGGTGCTAACGGTCGGCGTTATGTGTTGGCTCGTGCCAACGCGACCATCAACGCCTCCACCGCTGTCTGCACGGTCAACGCTACGACTTTCCTTGCTACGGCGTCGGGTGGTTCGTACACCTCGCCCCCGGTCAATCTCGTGACCGGTGACGTGGCTTGGTTCAGCGCGGCTAGCGTGTAACCCATAGGGGGCGGGGTAACACCCGCCTCCTCCTTTTCAGGAGAGCAGAATGGCATATCCTTCTCGCGTTTTGGGTTCTGGCACTCCGGGTGCGGCGGTTACGGCGATTTGCGGTGATGTTGCTACCGGCCTCACGGCTGCTGGCACCAACGCTGCGACGGCGCTTGCTCTGTCGGCTGTCCATAACGTTGTCGCCACCACCGCTGCAAGCACGGGCGTTCGCCTGCCGCCTGCGGAGACTGGTGCGGTAAGCGTTGTGGCTAACGACGGCGCAAACTCGCTTACGGTGTACCCGGCGACGGGTGCCACGATTGACGGCGCGGCGTCTGTGGCGATTGCCACGACCAAGCGGCGTGTTTTCGTGGGCACTAGCCCGACCACTTGGGTCAGCATCCTCGGCGCATGACGATACCTAGCCGAGTGCTAGGTGCGGGGGCATCGGCGCTATCGACCGTAGCAATCTGCGGCGATGGCGTCGATGACCTTACCGCGACCGGGACAACGCAAGCGGATGCTTTGCAGTTAGTCCATGTCCACAACTCGGTAGACACCACCCCATCGGGGTCAGGCGTCCGGCTCCCGCCTACAGAGGTCGGGGCTGTCATCTACATCGCCAACAGCGGGGCGCATGACTTGTTTGTGTATGCGTATGAGGTTGGCAGCACCATCAATCAGAACGCTTCCGCGACGGTCAAGAAAGACCACGCGGGCATTTTCTTTGCCGTAGAACTGACCAAGTGGTACGGCATTTCTAGCGCAAAAGCATAATCCCCACAGGAGTAAACCATGCTTGACTCTGATATCGCTAACGCTGATTCGATGCTCCACGTCGAGTTTTACCTGTCCAAGTTGCCCGACTACGACGGCAAGCCGTTTGTCCGCATCATGGTTCCCGGCGACAAGACGAACATCATCGACCAGCCCGTGCGCGATGACCACAAGGAACGGTTCCCGCGTCAATGGCTGCACTTCCAGATGCAGCAGAGCGAGGGTGCCCCGGTGATCGGTACGCCGCTCTCCGACTGGCACAGCGCCGCGCCCAACGAGTTTAGCCGTGGGCAAATGGAGGAACTGCAAATCCTGAAGTTCCAGACCGTCGAGCAGGTCGCCACGGCCTCTGACTCGCACATCCAGCGTGTCGGCATGGGCGGTGCGGGTCTGCGTGAGCGGGCGCGGATGTTCCTTCAGCACAAAAACCGCGCCGAGGCGAACAAGGAGTTGCAAGAGACTAAAGCGCAGTTGGCTGCGTTGCAGGAACAGATGCGCGAATTGGTAGAATCCAAGAGAAAGCGCAAGGAAGACTAACCCATGACCACGATGCTTCAACTCGTACAGCAGGTGACCAACGAACTAGGCGTGAGTACGCCTAACGCGGTTGCCGGTAACACCAACCAAGACGTTGTGCAGATTCTTGCGTTGATGAACGCCAGCGGGTACGAGTTGTTGCGTCGGGGCGACTGGCGCAAGTTGGTGCGTCAGCACTTGATCACGACCCAATGGACGCAGACCACCGGAACGTGGGTAGACGGCTCTACGACGCTCACGGTGCCATCTACGGCGGGACTAGACACGACCTATCAGGTGGTAGGCGAGGGCATCCCTAATGCCACCTACATCAGCGTGGTGAACAACGGAACTACGGTCACGCTCTCGCAGGCTGTTACGGCTGACGGAACGGGTGCCGTGGTGACTTTCCAGAAGGTGCGCTACGACCTGCCTGCCGACTACGATGCCATCATCCCGCGCACGCAATGGGACAAGAGCAAGCGTTGGGAACTGCTCGGCCCCGAGGACGCGCAGCAATGGCAATGGCTGCTGTCGGGCTATATCTCGACCGGCCCCCGCATCCGGTGGCGACTGCTCGGAAAGTATTTTCAGATTTGGCCGGGTATGTCGTATGACGAAGTGCTTGGCTTTGAGTACCGCAGCAACGCATGGGTTGAGGATGCGGCGGGTACGCCCAAGACCTCGTTCACCGCTGACTCGGATACCTGCATCTATCCCGACCGGCTGATGGTGCTGTCTACCAAACTCAAGTATTTTGAGGCGAAGGGCTTTGACACGACCGCCATGTACCGCAACTACCTGCAGGAACTTGAAACCTGCATCGCGCAGGATACGAGCGCGGCAAACCTGTCCTTTGCCCCGCGCCCGGGTACGGTGTTGATCGGGTACGACAATCTCCCGGACTCAAACTACGGAATTGACTGATGGCGCGTCGGCAACTCATTCAGCGTAATGCGGCCTCGGTTGCGTCCCTGCCTGCCCCTGTGGGCGGGTGGAACGCCCGTGATTCGCTTGCCAACATGGATGAAACCGATGCGGTGACGTTGGAAAACTTCTTTCCTAACGTGTCAAGCGTTGTGCTGCGCGGCGGGTACGAGTCTTGGGCTACGGGACTCGGCGGGCAGGTCGAAACGCTGATGCACTACGCAGGCGCTACGACAACGCGCCTGTTTGCCGCTGCTACGGCTCCGAATGCCATCTACGATGTGACCACGCAGGGGCCTGTAGGCGCTGCGGTGGTGTCGGGGCTGTCGAACGCCAAGTGGGAGTATGTGAACTTCACGACGGGCGGCGGCAACTTCATGTACGCCGTTAACGGGGTGGACGCCCCGCGCCTTTACAACGGCACGACTTGGACGGCAATTACGGGCGTATCGTCCCCCGCTATAACGGGCGTCACTACGACCAACCTTTCCAATGTCACGCTGTTCAAGAACCGCGTGTGGTTCATTGAAAAGAACACTCTAAAGGCGTGGTACTTGCCGACCTCTAGCGCAGGCGGCGCAGCGCAAGTGCTTGACCTGTCCTCTATCGCCAAACTTGGCGGGTATCTGGTCGATCTTGACACTTGGACGATTGACGCCGGATATGGCGTAGATGACAACCTCGTATTCGTGACGAGCGAGGGCGAAACAATCGTTTACCGTGGCACCGACCCGTCGAGCGCGGCAACGTGGGCGCTTGCGGGCGTGTGGAAACTTGGTGCGCCGATTGGTAACCGCTGCCTGCTAAAGTACGCGGGCGACCTGCTGCTTCTGACCTACGATGGCCTGATGCCGCTTGCACAGTCGCTTCAGTCCTCGCGCCTCGACCCTCGTGTGGCGCTGTCAAACAAGATTCAAGGCGCTATCACGGCTGCGACGGTCAGTTATGGCTCGTCGTTCGGGTGGCAGATTGTTTACTCTCC